GTTGTGTTCTATTACGGGAGCATCAGTAGTAGAAAAGGCTAATTCGGTTCTTACCGCTGTAGATAATATCATCAACGCTTTAGATAGAAATATCTATGATAGAGACGATATTGTAATCTTTATGTCTCAACAACAATTCAAGTGTTATTTAGTAGCGTTGAGAAACGTGAATAACTTTCACTTCACCGAACCTACACTAGGTCAGGTTTATGAAACATTCCACCCTCAAACTAAATATAAAGTAATTGGAGTACCGGGTCTTAACGGAAGTAATTTAATCGCTGCGTCGGCAAGTCAATATTTCAGGGCTGGGGTCGATCTTATGAGCGATGAGGATTCTTTCCGTTCTTGGTGGTCTCAAGACTTCCAAGAGGTACGTATTATGTCGGCTTGGAAATTAGGAACAGCGATTGCGTTTCCTCAATTTTTCGTGACAAACGGACTATAATTAAACGGGGGGTGAATAACCCCCCTTATTCAATAATAAACTAAAAAACTAAATATAATATAAAATGAGTTGTAATTTAGCACAAGGTATTACTTTTGGTTGTAGAGACAACGCAGGTGGTGTAAATAGAGTTTGGATTACTGATTTTGATAATATCACATCAATAACTAAAAACACGGGAGACACCATTACTTCTATTACAGGAACAGGAACGTTTTATGCTTTCGATCTTATCCGCACAACGTCGGAGATGACCGAAACTATAAATGCCTCCCTTGAAAACGGCACTGTATTCTATACCCAAGAACTAGTTATGTTTTTCGCAAAACTAGAACAATACAAAAGAAATATCCTAAAGACCCTCGCTCAATCTTTCAGATTAGCGGTGATATTCGAGGATAATAATGGTTCTTATTTCTTACTTGGTGAGGAATATGGAATGTTCGTAAGCGCTGGTTCAAGCGTGACCGGACTTGCTTTAGGTGATCGTCAGGGATATAACTTGACCCTCCAAGCATTAGAACAACTACCAATGAACGAGTTGAGTGGCCCAATCGGTTCAGTCGTTTCAGGTATTATTGTAGAATCCTAAATATTTATCACAGGGGGGTTTATAATAACTCCCTTGTGATTATTTTATACGAAGAAGATGATATTATTAAAAGCGAACCAATTAAATAAAATAGTTGTGACCCTCACGGAAAACTCTACTCTGTGTGATCCCGAATACCTATTTTATTTCGTTCATATATTCTCAAAAGATAGTGTAGCGTTTATCCTCCCTAATATATCTATTCATAAGGAGCGATACGATGAGTTCGAGTTCGTTGAAGGACGAAATGTCGGAGAAATCGCTTTTCCATATACTGGCGAATATAATTACTTCGTATATCAACAGCCACAGGGGTCGGGTAATCTTGACCCTTTATTATCTAATGGGTTAGTTGAAAATGGTATTTGTATGTTTATTGAAATAACAAAGGATACTACTAACGAGTATTTTATTGAATTTGTTTCTGATGATGAGTTTAATTCTAATACTATTTTTGCACCTGACGAATTACAACCACCGAGTCAAACTCCATCAAATACTCCGTCCCCAACTCCTACGAGGACTCAAACTCCTACGCCGACTCAAACTCCGACTATTACCCCTACGACAACTCCTACTTTAACTCCAACTCCGAGTTCAACACCTCCACCTCCATTTAACCCATTATCATTAGGTAATCTACAGCATTGGTATTTATCTACGAGTGGTGCTACAGCGGCATCTTGGACTAACTTGGGACTATTGGGCGGAGCACTTACTCAAGGAGACCCATTATTACGACCATCAATTATTACCGATACATTAGGGTCATTCAGTGGATTAGCGGTAAATTATACGAATAGTGATAATCAATTTAGTTCATTTCCATTAGAGAATTATTCAGGAGGAACTATTTTTAAGGTTATGAAAAGAAATACTACGGGAACAGGAAACTGGACTAGCAATTTGGGGGGATCCTTTGGTGGAGTTATGTTATTTGGAACTAATCCACTTGAAATACAAAAAGACCCTACGGCTTATCAGGCAGAGCCAGCAATTCCTGTTGGAGACCCTATTTTAATTACCGCTTCAGGAGAATCTCCTACATTCTTTACTGCGGCATTTAATGATGCTATATCACCATTCCCAGCACCTGTCAGTCGTCCTGATTTATCTGACTTCTTGGGTATTGGTGATAATACGGGTCAAACTGGTAATGATACAAGTATATTTGAGTTTTTAATTTATAACCGATTACTCAATAGTTCCGAATACGCACAGGTTGTAAATTACCTGAAAACAAAATATCAATATAGTACTTGGTGATATTGATAAAACTTTATATTTATAATTATGAACGAAGAAATAAAAAAAAATAAGGACTTTTTACAGGTATTCGACTTTGCTACGGCTAAAGTTCCGTTGATAGAGGAAAACCTAATCGTAAATACTAGAACGCCTTGGGTCTATTATGGTGTAGCCAATTTAGCTCCTCAAGAACTAATACGTCTTTATAACACTTCTCCAACCCATAGAGCGGCTATTACTTCCAAGTGGTACGGAACACGTGGAGAATCTATATCGTTGAAATTAGGGGACGATAATAGGTTAATGATGGCGAATAGTTTGGGTGATAATCTATATGATATTTGGGATAAGTGCTCCCTTGATTTTATTTTGTACGGAGGGTTCGCAATCAACGTCGTTTGGCGTAAAGACAGGGAGGCGGGCTTCGATATGTATTATATGGATTTTTCTAAATTGAGAGCCGAAAAGTCGGACTTCCACGATAGAATCCATAATTTTTATTATAGTTCGGATTGGGCGTTTCCTAAAAAGTTCGTCCCTCGTAAATTACCGGCATTCGATATACAAAACGAAGAACCTTCTCAAGTATTCTATTATACTACTCATTCCGCCGGCAATAACTATTACCCGACTCCCAGTTATTGGGGTTCAGCCACAGCAATTTCAACGCAGGTTGAGATTTTTAATTGGCATTTCAATAATATCGTAAATGGACTTAGCCCGTCCCTGTTTATCGCACTGAACTCTGGAATACCAGATCCGGATCAACGCGAAGAAATCTATAACACTATGGTAAGTAAATATGCCGGAAGCAACGTTTCTGGTAAATTGTTCCTAACCTTTAGTGATAGTAAGGAGCAAGCCCCTGAAATTACCCCTATACAAAATAACGGGTCGGATAAATTATGGGTGGAGTTGAACTCGATGGTTCAAGAAGCAATTTTAACCGCACACCAAATCTCATCACCTGAACTACTTGGCATTATGACGCCAGGTAAATTAGGTACAGCTGACCACCTCGAAGCCCAAGATCACTTCCAACATTTAGTTATAAAACCATTACAGACCGAAATAAAAATCGTCTTCCAAAAATTACTTACCTTGAGGGACGCAGGAGTTCCTACGGAAATAGAAGTCAAACAATTTGAGATGGTGTCTATGAAGGATGCGGCACCTACTGAAGATATAAACGTCAATAAAAATGTTGATGTAATAAAAGACGAAACTTTAACCTAATATAATATGTCTCAAGCATTAGTCCCTCAAAATGTATTACTTATATCGGAGAATAAACTCAAGAACTTCACTGACATAGACCAAAATTGTACGTCAGCAGTCCTGTTGCCGTTCATCGGAGTAGTCCAACAAACCAAGTTAGAATACATACTAGGACGACGTTATTACGTTCAATTATTAGATGAGGTCTCAACTAATACTTTAACTACTATCAATAGTAATTTCCTTCAATACTTCTGCCAACCATTACTTATTTGGGCGGCTTACGCAGAGGCTTTGCCATCAATTTTTATGAGAATTAAAAACAACGGCATCGTTAATGGTTCGGAAAAAACTATTACTATATCCGAGATGGAGTATATGCAGACGAGGGCTGATAATAGGTCTCAATTCTTCGAGAGGAGAATGATTGAAGAAATTATCTTTAATCAATCTAATTATCCTTTGGTTTATAGTTATACTTCTACTGACGGGATGCGTCCGCATCTTGGAAAAAACTATTTCAGTGGTATTCACTTGAATAATGGGCCTAGAAGTCAGAACCTAATGATTGGGCCTGGTAGTGGGGTATTGACTTCGGTAATATACTCCGATCCTACGTGGGCGTGTTGTGGTTGGTAAATAAAAGATATTATGAATATAGAAACTATTTTAACAATATTAGGGAGTAATGTAATAACGAGTATCGCCTCGTTTTTCGCCGGCAAAAGAAAAACAAAAGCGGAGACCGATAATCTTATATTATTAAACTTGGAAAAATCTATATTATTATATTCTCAAATTATAAATGACTTGAGGTCAGAAATAGAATTATTAAATATAAAGGTACAGGAGTTAGAAACTAAAATAGACGAACTCCACCTTGAAAATAAAAAGTTAAAATCGTTAGTTAAATAATGCCATTACCTATAAAAACGGACAAAGAAACGGACAGCGAGTTTATATCAAGATGTGCTGTTAAAGTATCGGACGAGTTCCCCTCGTTTGAGCAACGACTCGCGGTATGTTATAGTCAGTTAGAAAAAACGAAGATGTCTAAAGATAAAGAAAAAGATACGTTCGTTATTCAGCCAAGACGTAAGGAGAATAGAGGGGTTTATCTAAAGCGTTGTTCCTCTAATTCTAAAATGAGAGAAATGTACCCTATGATGAAGGAACGTATGGGGTATTGTCTAAATAGTTATTCGGAGTTTTATAGATGGTGGGGTAAGTTTGAGGATTCTAATATACCTGCGGACTCAACGTTAGGTCGTTGTATCGCTCGGAAAAGGGCTACAGGGATTGATTATAAACAAGCCTATAGAGAATGCGCTTCTAAAGTAGTAGTACCTAATACTCCAATCGTTATGAGTGATAATTTACTTATAGAACCCGTAGAGTT